GCAAGCGGCCTGAGCTGGGCCATCTGCTGTTCACCCGGGACGAGTGGGATGCGTTCATAGCCGGTGCGCGCCTGGGCGAGTTCGACAGCTTCGGAAGCTAGCGGCTGCCCGGGGAATGCTCCCGCTCGGTGGCATCCCCCGGGCCGGCCACCCGAGAATCGCATACCCGGCCTTGACCGGAGCGTTATTCTTCGGGAGTTGGGCACCCCTTCAGCCCCTGATTCCACCCATGAGCTGTTTGTGCGGTGCGCGGTGACGAGCAAAGGATACCCATGTCCCCTGCCGCGACGGCAGCCGCATCCACCCTTTCCCTGCCAGGTTTCCCGCGCTGGTCAATCTGGCTCCTGCTGCTCTGCTTCCTCGCCAGCATCGTGGTCATCTGCGTGCTGCTGCGGCGGGCCGGCAGGCGGGCCGAGTACGGTGACGATGACCCGTGGCCCGGCTGGCAGCACCACGACGGCCGGAGCGCGGCCGACGCGCTGACCGACCCGAACCTGGTGACCATCGAGCCCAACGGGCAGATGACCCTGGAGATGCAGCTCAGCGAGCCGGTCGGGTACGGCATCACCGAGCCGCAGCCGGTGAGCTACGGCACCCGCAAGCGCGAGCCCGTGGCCGACATCACCAGCTTCGACCTGCCCGCGACCACAGGCGAGGTAGTCAGCACCCGCAACTGGGCACAGGCCATGACCGTGCCCGCTCCTGCGATCGTGGCGCATCCGGTCGAGCCCAGCCTGGCAGAGCGCTGGATTGCCGACTACGAGCGCGGCGCGGCTCCAGACCCATCGGAGTGGACCCGCCAAGTCCTGGTGGGCGCTGGCAGATGACCCCCTGGAGATGGCTGGCGGTCGCCCCGTCAGCCGGCGGGGCTGTGCTCTGCCTGATGGCCCTCACCAGCAACGCCCCGGCAATAGCTGCCGCAGATGAGCTGACGGTGACCTCGCACGCGGCTGCGGCCTTGGCTGCCAGTCATGTCAGCGACCATACCGAGCCCTACCCCAGGTACCGCGTGTACCGGCTGCAGCAGCGGGCAGAACGCATCCAGGCCGCCAGGCGGGAGGCGCGGCGTGACCGCCATCAAGCCGCCCGTGCCGCCGCTGCGGCTGCCGCCGCTGCACAGGCGCAGTCTCCCCCAGCTCCCCAGCAAGCTGCGCCTGTGCAGCCCAGCGGCAGTGTCTCCACGGCTGGCATGGCCGCGTTCGAGGCGTGCGTGATCTCGCGGGAGTCAGGCGGCAACCCGAGAGCGGTGAACCCCTCCAGCGGCGCTGGCGGGCTGTTCCAGTTCTTGCCGAGCACCTGGGCTGGGCTCGGGCTCGGCTACCCCGGCGGGGCGCAGACCGCCCCGGTGGGTGTCCAGGAGGAAGGGTTCGCCAAGCTATACGCTGAGGCGGGAACCGCACCCTGGTCCAGCGACGGGTGCTGACGCAAAGGGAGACGATCGTATGGGAGCAAACGTCGATAAGGCCGTGGAAGCAGCCGTGGCCGGGCGCGGGCTGGGCGGCGAGCGGGTAGCGCCAGCCGACCTGGACAAGCTGATCGTGGCCGAGGCGTACCACGTCTTCCCCGGCACCACGGTCACGGTGTGCGCGCTGACCCTGGCCAACGGGTACGTGGTCACCGGGACCTCGGCATGCGCCGACCCGGCTAACTTCGACCGGGAGCTGGGGCAGGACATCGCCCGTGCCGAGGCCCGTGACAAGATCTGGGAGCTGGAGGGCTATCTGCTGCGCCAGCGGCTGCACGATCACATCGTGAGCACCAAGGCGATCGACGGCGCGAGCCGCAAGCTCACCGCAGCGGGCTGGTCGCGCATCCAGCCGGGGCTGGAAGGCCGTGTGGTCTCTACGGGGGGAAGCGGGCCGCACCGGTACGCCTGGATCGACACCAGGTTCGAGAAGGAGAGCTGACATGCCGTTCACACACCACCCGTGCGTGCTGCCGCCGCACCCGGACTTCAGCCACCCCCGGCTGTGGATGGACGACTTTGCGCCCAGGACCGCGCCGCCTGACGGGCCGGTCGCGGACTGGTTCAGCGACATCGCCTTCCCGATGGACCTGAACGACTCCGAGGGTGACTGCGGCATCGCAGGGCTCGACCACTACCAGATGTCGGTGAGCAAGTTCGGCACCGGCACCTGCAAGAGCTGGGGAAACGCGACCTGCCAGCGGCTGTACGAGATCCTGGGCAACTACGTGCCAGGTGACCCCAGCACCGACAACGGCACCGTGCTGCAGGACAACCTGGACTTCTGGCTGCACAACCCGATCGCGGGCAGCGAGATCCTGGGCTTCGGCGCGCTGCGGCCGGGGTCCTGGCTGCGTGCCGAGCGGCTGCACGCGCTGCATGCCTTCGGCCCTGGGTACCTCGGCGGGCCGCTGCCGGTCAGCGCCGAGCAGCAGTTCCCAGGCCCGTGGACGTTCGTGCCGGGCTCGCCGGTCGCGGGCGGCCACTGCGTCACCGAGGCCGGCGAGGTGCTGGGCACCAACGAGGTCCGGTTCACGTCCTGGGGCGCGGTGGTCAAGGCCAGCCGTGGGTTCTACATGAGCTTCGTCCAGGAATACTGGGTGATCATCGACGCGGCGGGAATTGAGCGCAACGGGGCCAACCAGTACGGTTGGGACGTCGCGGGCATGAACGAAGCCCTGGCCAGCCTGACCGGGCAGCGCAACCCGCTCCGTCTGACGACGATCCGCTGAAACGGAAAGGAAAAGCCATGACCACAGATCCAGGCCAGGTCAGCGAGGTAGCGGACACGCCCGAGACGAGCGTGAGCGAGCCCGAGCACGACTTCGAGCCGGTGCAGGTCGAGACATCCGGGCCGGGAGCCGTGGACGCGGCTGGCCAGCCGAACGTGGGCGAGCCCAGCAGCTTCGCGCCGACCGCAGACACGGCCACGGCCGGTGAGCACCCGGGCAACGCCGCTCAGGTCGGCGTGACAGAGCCGGTGCTGGCTGCGCAGCCCATCGGCGCGACCGCCAACGAGACCCCCGTGCTGCCTGCCAGCGCGCAGGCGGGCGCGGCCAAAGCCCACGCAGTCCTCGGCCACCTGGTGAAGGTCGCGCAGGCGGCGCAGAACGAGATCGAGCGTTACGTGCCGCCGGAGCTGCTTACCGCAGCCGAGCGGGACGTGATGCTGTTCGTCCGTTCCATCCTCTAGCGCAGCTCCGGCAGCCGCCAGCGCCCGACAGCACGACCCGGCTGCCGATGAGGGACCGCCTGTCTTGGGCGACTAGCGGGTCCCGCTCGCGGGACAGCTCCCCGGCCGGCCAGCCCCGGGGCTGTCCCGCTTTATCATGCGGGTATGCGGAAGATCCTGCTGGCAGCCGCCGTGATCGTGGTGATCGCGGCTGTGGCGCTGTGGTGGGATGCCGGGCACGGGCAGGGCTGGATGGCGGTGCAGACCGGCACCAGGTGCGGGCCGACCGGCGAACCGTACTGCTACTGGTCGGGTTTCGGCAGCGTGTGGCCGTGGAACCTGATTGCCATGGGCGGCATCTTCACAGGGGTGGGCCTGATCTGGCGTGCCCACACCTGCCACTATGCCTGGTGGTGCTGGCGGCGGCCACACCACCAGGTAGCGGACACCGCCCACTTCATCTGCGGGCACCATCACCCGGAGATCACCCCCACCACGGCACGCGAGGCCGTGGCCGCGATGCGGGAAGGAGCGCAGGTATGACTGACTTCCCCTGGCAGGGGGTCCGCCAGTGCGTGTACCCGAACTGCTTCGACTTCGAGATCGAGGGCCTGGGCTACTGCCTGAAGCACGTAGGCAGGGATGACCTGCCCGAGGCCGAAGCCATCACCGGCTGGCGGCGCTGCACCTGGCGCACCGGGCGCTGCCACGAGATCGCCACGGTGGGCTCGGAGCCGCCGTATTGCCCAATGCACCAGAACATGGACCACGAAGCCAGGCAGCGGCGGACCAACGGCGGCTTCGTCAACCAGGCCGAGGCCGAGCAGTTCGCGCAGATCATGACCGAGCACGGTCACCGGCTGGTCAACCCGCCGCACATCGGTGACCCGCTCGAAGCACTGATCAGGCTGGCTGACCAGATAGTCGAGCTGTGCGCGGTTATGCGGGACAAGGTCGCCACGCTGGAGATGAATGAGTGGCGGTACGCCCACAACCGCGCTGGTGAGCAGATCCGCACCGAGATCTTCCTGTACGAGCGGGCGCTGGACCGGGCGGCTAAGGTCCTGATCAGCATTTCCAAGCTGCGGATCGCTGAGCACAAGCTGGAGCTGGAGCGCGAGATGGCCACGGTGATCCAGCGCGCCTTCGGCCTGGCGCTGGAGGACAGCGGGGCTGACCTGGTCGGCCAGGAGAAGGCCAGGCAGCGGCTGGCCAGGGAGCTGGAGCCGTACCTGCAAGGGAGATGATCATGGAGTACATGGGCAAAGAGGTCGAGCAGCACATGGCGGCCTGGGAGTGGCTGGTCTGGTGGACGCTGGTCATCTGCTCCCTCGGCATCCTCTACCCGCTCTACCGGCACCGTAAGAAGGAGATAGCCCGGACCAGCAAGTTCTACCGTTGAGCACCCTGCTTCAGGAGATCACCAAGGGGCTGAACGCAGCCCCGGTGGACCCGCGTGCCGTCTGGCGGCAGATGGCCCGGCCGGACCAGCTCATGCCGCCGGCCGAAGAAGACTGGCGGATCTGTTACTGGCAGGGCGGCCGTGGCAGCGGCAAGAACCGCAGCGGGGCCGGCGGGCTGACGGAGTGGGTGATCGGGGACACAGACGGCGAGGGCGAGTACGGCGTCATCGCCCCGACCTACGCCGACGCCTGGACGAAGTGCATCGAGGGCGAAAGCGGGCTGCTCGCGGCGCTCGGCACCAACATGTCCGAGATCAAGGACCACAGCTCGCGGTATGTGCGGGCTGCCTGGCGCACCTACGGCCAGGTGATCTTCCACAACGGGATCATCGTCTACGTGGACTCGGCGGCCGAGGGCGCACCGCGTGTCCAGGGCCGCAACCTGAAGGGCATCTGGTGCGACGAGATCGGGCTCTGGGAGAAGTGGGAGACGGCCTGGCACGAGTCGATCAAGTACGCGGTGCGGCGCGGCATCTCGCGCATCCTGGTTACCGGCACGCCCAAGATCAGCCGGCCGGCCCGCAAGCTGATCCGGTCGCTGATCCGCAACGACCCCGAGCACGGCGGCGTCGTGGTCCGCAAGCTGCGGACGATCGACAACGCCGACAACCTGAGCCCGGAGTTCCGGCGGGCCGTCATCGGGATGGCCTCGGGGACAAGGCTGGAGCGCCAGGAGCTGGACGGTGACCTGCTCGAAGACGTCGCCAACAGCCTGTGGACGCGGGACCAGCTCGATTCGATACACGCCCCAGCGCCAGGTGAGCCCGGCGGGCCGGAGTACCTGCTCGGCGCGGTGATTGGTGTAGACCCTTCGGACGGCAACGAGACCTCGGACGAACAGGCATACACCGTGGTCAGCAGGGGTCCGAACGAAGACCCGCACCTGTACGTGGTCGAGTCGTGGGGCGGTCAGGAGAGCCCGGTGCTGTTCGCTCAGCGGGTGATCCGGCGGGCGGTCGAGATAGATGCCACGCTGATCGTGGAGAAGAACCACGGCGGGGCCTGGCTCAAGAGTGTCTTCTACCTGGTCATGAAGGAGATGCAGGTCAACGTGCGGGTGCGGCTGATCCACGCCAGCCAGGCCAAGCGGACCCGTGCCGAGCCCGTGGCAGCGCTGTACCAGCGCGGCGGCGGCCAGCTCGTGAAGCACTGCCGCAAGACGGTGGTCGAGCTGTGCGACTGCTCGGACAAGGCGCACCCGGCCGGCCACCGGATGGCCGACACCAGCTTCAACGAGCTGGAAGACCAGATGGTCACCTTCACCGGGGCACAGGGTGAGCGCTCCCCCGACCGGCTGGACAGCCTGGTCTGGGGCTGCAGCCCGTTCCTGAAGATGACGATGGGCGCACCCGGGCACTCTGCCGTGGTCAAGTACGCCGATGACAGCGATGACGAGCTTCCCTCGGCCGAGGAACTGCTGTCCTGGTCCGAGCCGCCTCAGCCCTCAGCCAAGAGACGGCTGGCAAGGGCACACAATGGGGCCTACTCTGCTAACCACGGCTGGGACGACATAGATAGCTGGGCACCCAAGGACCCGGATGCCCAGCCGCCGGGCCAGAACGGCCAGCGCGGCAACATCCAGAGATGGAAGGGCAGCTAATGGCGGCAGGTTACGGCAGCACAGCGGCCAAGGCCGAGACCGACCCCAAGCTGGTCGCGTTTCCCGATCTGAAGCCCAAGGACCGGCGCGAGTTCCTGAACCAGGAGCTGGGCACCCAGTTCGACATCGGCCAGCGGCTGTTCGCCTACTTCGGTGACGGCGACGTTTTCGACTACGGCGAGTACAGCGCCCGTGACATGAAGGCGATGTTCTCCCGTGACGGCGTGGCCTCGGCTGTCGAGCTGGTGCTCACCTTGCCTATCCGCGAGGCGGACTACACGATCGAGCCCGCCAAAGGCGACAAGGGTGAGGCCGACTTCGCCAAGTCGGTGCTGCTCACACCAGACATGGAGGGCGGCATGATCACGCCCATCCAGCAGCTCGTGGGGCAGATCACCACCGGCCAGATATACCGGCGGGCCTTCTTCGAGACCACCTGGAAGATCCGGCCCGATGACGAGAAGATCATCTACAACCGGGTGAGCTACCGGCCGCCAGCCACCTGCCAGGCGCGGTACAACGCCCGCACCGGCCACCCCAACGGGTTCCGGCAGCAGGTCTGGCTGTTCGGCGGCAACATGATGACCAGCCCGAAGCAGAAGGTGCCGGGCTACGTGGACATCCCCAAGCTCCGCAGCTTCATCTACACCCACGGCAAGCACCGCGAGCCGCTGGTGGGCGTCTCCGAAATGGAGATCAGCTACTGGTGCTACCAGACCAAGATGAAGCTGCTCTACCTCTGGTACCACTTCCTGGAGAACCAGGCGCTGCAGCGGCTGATCGTCTACGGCAACGACCAGCCCGAGGCCAACGTCAGGGCGGCCGACATTGCCTCGCTGAAGTCCTCCGGCGTGGCCGGGCTGATCCACCCCGAGCAGGGCCAGAAGGCGTTCGACGTCATCGAGCAGGCCACTGACTCGGGCAAGTTCTTCAGCGATGCCCTCGGCTGGCTGGAAGGCTGGCAGACGCACTCCGTGCTGGCCGGTTTCATGGCTCTGACCGGCAACGCCACAGGCGGCAAGGGCAGCTACGCGCTGAGCCAGGACCAGTCCTCGTTCTTCCTGAAGTCCCGTCAGGGCGTGGCCAAGGAGATCGCTGAGGCCATCACGCTGGACCTGATCAGGCCGCTGATCGTGCTGAACTTCGGCCCGAAGGCCGCATTTCCCGTCTGGAAGTTCGGCCCGTTGCAGGACGAGCAGATCCAGGCGCTGCTGACCCTGTTCGGCCAGATGGCCGCCGCGCCCGTGCTGCACGTCCCGCTGCCGGTGTTCGACCTGATCACCGAGCGCATGGCGACGATCCTGCAGCTCGATGTGGACCAGGTGCATCAGGCGCTGCAATCGACCGCGCAACAGCGGGCGGAACAGCTCATGCAGAACGCACCGCCGGGCATGCCGCAGGAGGCGGCGGCTGGCATCGGGCAGATGAATGGGATGGTCAACGGCGCGGTGAATATGCTCCACGCCAACGCCGCACGTATCCAGGCCGGAGCTGGCAGCCCCAACGGTGCGGGCTCGATCGGGCCACCGCCGCCCAGCACGGCCGCAGGGCCACCGGCCAAGCCACCGAGCGTGCCACCACCAGGGAAGATGGGATGACAGCCCAGCATCCGGTAGCCGGACAGCGCATCACGCCCACGCACATCGCTACGGCCAGTGGCGCGATTGTCGGCCTGGCCCAGTGGGCAATCTCGACCTACGCCTTCAACGGCCACGAGCCGGCACCGGTCAGCACAGCGGTCTTCGTCCTGCTGCCGATGATCCTCGGAGGCGTCACCGCGTTCTACACCCGCCGCAGCGCCAAGCTACCGGAGCCACCCAGTGACGGCCCAGCCCCAGCAGCAGCAGCA